CAGTTGTGGAGCCGTCGCCTGTGAAAGCGTTGAGGCGCATGTCCGCAGCGGACGCACTTATGTCATTCAGCACAGCGGCGGTTAGTCGAAGCTCTACTTTATCACCGCTGGTAAATGCTAAAGCGGATGTGCCGTCTTGCGCTCGCGTGATCGTCAGCGCGTTACCGTTTCTGGCAGTACACTTCACAATCTCGCGTGCGGTATTCGCAGCAGTCTCTAGAGTTACATAGAAATAATCTGTGCCGGACAGAGACGGGAACACTGATCCGTCTGCAACGGTTATTGACGTTGCAGAGTTCGTCGCGTCTGACGCTAACGTCGTGCTTGCGTTATTGCTAAATTTAACGCTCATCTACAGCCCCTAAGACGCCGACACCGACCATGTAATTGTCATCGCATCCGCAGCTTGCTTATTCACAACGCTAAAAACTGTTCTGCAAAGCATTGTGCCGCCAGAACTTGCGTTTAAAATTGCCGCTTCAGTTAATGCCCCAGTACCAGTTCCGGCAGCAAACGTAGCCGAATAAGTAATTGTTCCGCCTGACACTACAGTCCCGGTCAACGCAACGCGGCCTACTTCTGCGCCAAGCGCAGCGTTAGACGCTGATGCAGAAGCAGCATTAGTTCCGACAGCAAGGTGACTCATAACCGTCGCAGTAGCATCTTTCATCCGTGACGCGATGTATCCTTTACCGCTGGTAACAACTAAATTAGGGATCTCTTGAACAACTTTACCGTTTAATGCAACGGAAACGTGTCCTACCAGTTTAAAGCTCTCATTTATCATTTCGTCTCTACCTATTTAGAGTGAACGTGTTTATTGCGCTGGTATTTAGAACAGCGTTATTTCCTAGTATTAAATTAAGATTAAACGAATCATTAACACTAACCGCATCACTAATAACCCTGTTAAAAACTACTACTCTTGTAAAAGTATCTGTTAGCGAAACGGTGTCCGAAAAAACCCTCGGTATAACTAATTGCAGAACCGCATTATCTGTAAAACCAAAATCAGTGCTAAACGGTCTAGCAAAATCAAATGCAAAATCTTCTGACACCGCGAAAGTATCTGTCTTACTCAACGTACTCGACAGCGTTGCTACATCTGTCAATCCAAAACTGTCAGCGAGTGTCCGCTGTATAATAAGCAGCACAGTTGCGGTATCGCCAAACGACAAACTGTCAGCAATACTTTTGCCGGTCGCCATTGTTAACGCTTCATCTACGCCAAAAGTGTTCTCAAAATCTCGTAGCGTAATGAACGTTAACGTGTCAGTCAGCGCAAACGTCTCGTTCCTAAAATACCTATTAAGCGTATCTGGATCTAACCTAACTTCTACAGCGGTGACATCCTGATGTGACGCCACTGCACTTATATTTGTTGTCTGAGCTTCAGCGTGTAATAAGCTGTAAGCCGCTTTCGCGTTTAGTAATACATAACTAGATTTAGCTTTTGCTGACACTAGTCAAAATCGCTGCGAACTTTAAATTTAATAAGGTCGTATACTGTCTGGACTCCGCCGCCGCTAAACGTAATTTCAATTTCGCCTTCGAATGTGCCAGCCGTATCAAGCGTCCCACTTGGGAAATCTGTGGCAACTATGCCTCCGCTTCCGCTTGTAATGCTGCACACCAAAGTTGATTTGACTGAAGTGCTACCTAACTCACGAAGACGTAATCGCACAGTCGCGCCAGTAACATTTATGGGTGCCCATGTCGCGCTGTTATTCGCGTCCAGCGTTTGACCAGACGCAGCAGTATTACTGTCTTTTAAAGTAAAAGTCAGTTCAGGAAGTGTGTCACCCGTAACTAGATTTAACGTTTGACTGTATGCCATAAATCTGCCCTATAATTACCAATGATTATAATACCGTAGGTATTATTCAGCAACCTAAAAATCTAGACAACCGTCCAATCATGACCTTGCCATAAAAGAACTTCGGCGCTTCTGCGGCGAACTAGCCCGTCCAGAACTTCGCCTGCTGCGCGGTTCCATCGCCTAATCTGATAAGGAACATCTGCAAAGTTGTTTTCGTTGATCCGCTTTCGAAGCGTTGACTCTTTTAGATTACGAGGCCCGAGGTTGTAAGTGAACGAAACAAGCGCATCAAACTGATTCTGTTCTAGCGGAACATCTATATTTTTGATAACGGCTTTCTCAAACTTACGCAAGTCTCGCGCCAAAAATGCGTCTGCATCTTCTTGCGTGCATTTGTCACCTTCTAAAATTTGGTAGGTAGTTCCATATCCAATTGTCCACACATCCGCGCTGCATAAGTATGCAGATAATTTACAGCCTTCAAATTTTTTTATTAGCGCCATGCCTTCGCCGCTAATTTTTTTTCCTTTATTGTCTTCATGCATTTAACACATCCATTACATTAACCAAAATTTTAAAACAAACACACAAACCAGTATGCTGATCATGATCAATAGAAAACTATCAATTGTTGGGGGCTTCTTTACGTTTTGCCGCCTCCATGTCTCGCAATCTCTGATTTAACTGCTCAATAATTTCTGCCTGATTCTCGATCTGGCGTTTTTGCCTTAGTGTCAACACACGCTGTTTTTCTTCGTCGCTGACCACAGGAAACTGTAAGATTTTCATTTCTTCTCCTTCTTTGCTAACACCCCTTCAAACGCGCCTCCCCCAAAATAAAATCCCGTTATCGTGAGCTGAATCCAATCGATCTTGAAGCTAGAGATAATTTCTTGGACTTGTGTAATGTCGCGCCCGAGAAAAAACAACACCAAAACCATCAAGTATGACCCAACGAACGTGAAACCAAATATAAGAGCCAAGTATCTCTGCGCAACTTTAAACGGGGCATAGGCAGACAGCAGATCAGTTTTGGCTTTTGTCTTTGCTTCGATCATTTCTTGATCGGACGTGTGCATAGAGTCAATCAGACTCATGCCTTTCGTGATTACATCACCGCTTCCCAATATCGACGCTAATATTCCCATGGTATTTCCTATAAAATTGACAACGGCGATAATCTATTTGTAACGGTACTGCTTATGCCATCAGTAATTACACGCTCGAACGTTTCGGCAGTCGGACCAAGTGCTACAGTAGCTGCACCAAATAACCCTCTGCCCCAGTCTTGTGCCTGCATCATCTGTGTAGCAATTGACATTGGCCCCGCCGCAAAAGAGCGTGAAAACGCAGCCGATAAATATTCGCCATAACCCATGTCATCCGTGCGGAAATAATTTTTATCTTCCTCGTCAAATCCGGGCAATGCCCACGCAAGCCCGTATTTGGCTTCTTCACGCAGTTCCATGCCTAGCATCGCTAAAGGCAAAGTTGCAATGCCCATCAAAGCAAACACGCCAGCGGCTCCACCAATTGCCGCTAACTGAGGAACGTCTCCGCGCGAACCTGCATTTAAACGTTCTCCTGCTTCTCTTCCGGCACCCGCAAGAAGAACTTTTCCGTAAGAATAAAAGAATCCTTTCAACTGCCAGATAAGAGCGAACCTTGGGTCAGATGCCCACAATGGCCGTTCCGCAGCGTTGGGACGCAAAGTGGAACTTTCAACAAACCGCTGAAGAGCCTCTTCGACTCTCCTACCTTCGGGGGTGGTAAAGTCTTGGTTACTTTTTTGCCACGCCTGCACATCGCCGTCTTTTAGACCTAACTCTTCCATATACCGTTTCGAATCGCGTTTGCGTGACTTCGGGTTAGAGTGTTCTTCTAAAAACTTAACGCCCATGTTTGCAGCAAATTCACGCGTAAATTTGGTGTACTGGTCTAACAATGTGAATCTGAAAAATCCGTCTGTGAGTTTGCGCGCTCCATCATTCATCCACTCCATTTCAGATTGAGACATCAAAACATTTGCAGAGGACTGTGAAGACACTACGCCAATATCACGCGCTAAACGCCGCGCTTCTTCTGGGTCTTTAATCTGGGCAGCAATCGTTTTAAAACCTTTTGAAATACTCCCAAACTCTTTGCTTAAAATCAGCGGCCCTGCTAGCTCTGGCAATGAGCCAATAACAGCAAGCGGTAACAATGCGACAATCTGCATTAGCGTTAATACGCTTTGCACATTCCGCCACATAGGAGATAAAGGTTTTGTGTTATACCCCAAATACTTCTCAACAATTCGTTGCGCGTCTCTCCTCTGGCTGGGTGACAATCTGTCCATATAGTCAGCGTACAGATCAAAACCATTATCGGTTTTAGTATTTCGATTCCACTCAACGCGTTTCACTATCTGACCGAGATATTTAACCGTCGCTACATCAGGGTCTTCTAAGAAACCTTGATCGCGAAGAGCTTGTTTATCAACTAGCTTAGTTAACTGGAGAGCTTTCTCTGTCGCTGCTGCGGGATCAATCTCCCCGATTCTAATAGGCGCTTCATCAAGAGTGTTTTGCTCAAACGCTACTAATTTGTTAACCGCTCTCACAACTTTCTGCCGATCAGCCTTTGGGTCTGACTGCATAATTAAGTCGATAAACGCATCAGGGTTGTCATAAATTGCTGAAAGCTTCAACACCACGGGGGTGTAGTTCTCCCGCTTTGCAATATCAGTGTTAGACGGTGCAATGTAATCATCGTAAAATTGCTCAAACCAGTTACGAATGGCTACCGCATTTTTAAGCTCAAGCTCAGCGGTGGGGGTGTCAGAGAAAGCTTCCTCAAACGCTTTTTGCACTTCCGGGTCTTTTAGATCCCCATCAATTGCATCCTCTAATTTAGAGAACCACTTGTTGCCAGCTAGCGCCGACATCTTCACAAATCCTAATTTATTTTTGCCCCGGTTATTTCGGTCTTGCGCGCGGCCATACATGAGGTCTGCAAGCCCATCACCCGCAATCCTACGAAGTTGAGAATCCGCAGTTGCAAATACTCCATAGACCACGCCAAACCCTTCGCTACGAATCATTTTATCGACATATTTTTGCGTAGATACCAGCCAATCAGGGCGCGTTTCTTTTTTGACTTGTTCTGCGACAGCGCGTGCCAAGACTTTATTTTCATAAGTCGGCATAGTCGCAACTCTGGAACCTTTCTTCACCGTCGTAAACTTGCTGTTGGTTGCGTTCCGCGCTAAAACTTCGTTCATATAAAGAGTAAAATCGGGGCTGTACGCTTTCTTCCCAAAACGCTTTTTGAAATCTTGACTTAGCCGGTTATAAAACTTCAAGAATTTTTTGGTGATCGTAAGAAAATGCGAACCTACCAAACCTTTATCAAGTCTGCGGCTATTAAAGATCTCTTTTGCGGTTTGGTTTTGCCCGACGCTTTCAGCTTTTTTAGCGTTAGTTATTTGTTCGGACGTAGCGTCCTCAATTGCCCTCGCGTCTATTGTTACTTTTTGCGCCCAAGTACTAAACTGGTCGGCATACCACTCTTCAAACCCGTTTTTTTCTTGATACGATTTAGGTGCGCCTTTTGCATCGCGCGCTTTCGCAAAACTTTTAAGTAAACGATTATATAGCTGCGGGTTTTCGAGCGTCTTTTCTAATTCCTCTTTAAATAACGCATGGCCCAATTCGTGCGCTGCGACTAAAGATGTTTCTATTGGGTTCTTGCCACTACTGTCATCAACAATAATAATGTGTGCGTCTTTAAACCCAATATAGCGACCGCCGCTCTCGGGGTTTTCTTTTAATTCTTTGGCAACGCTAATAACATAATCGGCTACGCGAGAGTCTTTAAACATCTGGCGTAAATCAGCATCGCTAGTGGTCAGCAAACCGTCCATTGAAAATATAGATGCAGGCTTTGCTAGCTTCAACAACCGTCTAGCCGTATTTAAAACGCGGTTGGCGGGTCCACTCAATCCGTAATTAGATTTATTAGCCGTTTCACCGGGGTTGGAGCGGCCAAACACATTCTCTTCATCGGGCTTAAAGTTGTCCGCAGCGTTCTGTGCAAACATCTCTGTTTCGCCCGGACCGCCTGCTGCCATTTCATTGTCGGCACGATCTTGAAAACCTACGCTACGTTCCTTCTCAAATTCTTCGAACGTCAAAGGCGTGCGCTGTTCTTCCTTTGCAACGTTATTCCACTCAATCTTATTTATTGTAGCGGTGCTTGAGAGAGATCCTTCTTCAATAAATTCTTGTACCGCCTGCTTGTTACCTGTAAAAACCACTTCGCCTTCTGCGCCCAAAACTTCATAGCTAGCGTCTCTCGGAGTACCTTCGATAGGTTTAATAAGCAGGAGTTTACCGACCGTCATTTGCCCCCGCGTCTCATTTGCAGGGATTGCAACTACGTCCATTGCCGCAAGCAACTCAGATTTTTCTGGTGCTTTAGCATCCTTATTTTTTGAGTTTTTGTATTCTACAAATTCGCGTGCCCACTCCCGCCGCTCTTGAAGCATCTGCGATAAAATGCCTTTTTCACCCTGCCGAGCAACCCGCAACTCTTCGTCAATCCGTTGCTCTAACTGACTTAGTAAATCAGGGTTATTCAATCCTTCATCAAATAGATCAGGATCAGAGTCTCTTGCATCTAGTAAATCTGCAAGCTCTTGTTGAAGGCTAGTAGATAATTTACCGTACTCGTCCGACGCTTTTCTAAGATCCGCTATAATACCAGCACTAATATCTTTACCGCCAAAATTAACCGTATAGCCCTGCGCCAACAACTCACTTAACATTCTAAACAGGCCGTTACGTCGTGCCTTTAGAGGACTACCCTCCTCGTAGCTAGTGTTGTCTTCTGACGAAATAATTTGCTGGCCGGATTTAATTAAATCGAATAAATTGACGGCTATCAATGTGCGCGCTGAACCCGACTTGACCCATGTAAGGCCGTTTGTTTTTTCTTGGAGAGGGGTTCCTTCAGTTACGTTTTCAGCAACGACATTCCCCTTTTCATCAATAAGGCTGCCCACTTCGGCACGCGATATAGTAACTTTTTCAGTAGCTGTTTTCTCTTTCCATTTACCTTTACCTTTACCTTTTACACGCTTTTGATTTGCAAAACGGCTTTTTATGGCCTGCTGAATAGCGTTCCGAATATATTCAGAAAGCGGAACTCGCCCTCCCGGTTCAGATTTTCGCAGCGCAAGACTGTCGTCAAGATTCTCATTCTTGCCTTTCGTTTTTTCCTCGACATTTATGGGTGTCTTACTCGATAACGCGCTGTCTGCTACGCCTTGTTTGAGTGTAGGTATTTTGCCTTCGCCTTCAAAGGTAAACACAATATCTGCGTCGGGGGTTTGAAGCTTTAGTTGTGTCGCCTTGAGCAGAAGAGACTCTGTAAGCTTCGCAAATTCTGGGAGCGACCAGTCTATATTTGGGTACTGCTGCTGGAATGCTAGTTGAAAATTGACCCGGTTTGCTTGAGTATTTTCGTAAGTCTTGTACTCACCTGTAGCTTCATCTGTTACGCGACTTGCTAAAGAACCCAAACCGCCTATTTCAGTGTACTCCGCAGCTTCAGTGACCTGCGTGGCCTGTTCAAGCTCTCGTTGGCGGGAACTCTCGTCAAATACTTCAGAGTTGTTGCTAAGAAGATTATTATCGCTGTTCGGGTCTGCTGCCATCATACGGGCCGCTCTACCTTCTTCGTAACCTCTATCAACCTTCTCACCGCCAGAAGTTTTACGGAGCGTTGGCCCTTGTTCTTTGTTAAAAAGTTTTTGCCGATCCTCCAACGCTTCTCTTATTGTGCGGCGGCGAATAGAGCCGCCTTCGGGGACTTGTCGCTCAGCCTCTGACACTGACTCCAACCAGCGATCTGAAGTCGATGCTTCTTGCCAAACTACATTGCCCTCGGCGTCGAGTGCTTCTACGGAAATGTCTGCGCCTTCACGGGTTCCAGTATAGCCAAGTGCTTCAGCCAGTGAAGCATCGCTAGCATCACTTTCTGTTACAGCATCTACTACGGATCTGCTCTTAGAAATTATGGTGCCGCGACCTTTTATAAACTTCATGAAGAGTTCAACAGGTTCTCCATTCGAATCTTCTGCAAATACGCTCGACACCTCACCGCTTGCGTCGGCTTCTCGATAAGGGTTTGTACCTTCTACCCACATAGAATGCCGTTCAGAAGTTTCATCTAACATTGCGCGCATTTGCGCGGACAGTTGAGATTGTGGTTCGGGATTAGAAATCCCGGTATCTTCTCCAAACTGCTCACTGTCAATCTGCGCATCTCTTTCCATACTGCGCGTTTCTTCGATGTACTTATTTGCTTTGCTAAATACTCCTTTTAATCCGCTGCTTGTTTCGCCAAGAGCCGAAACTGATCCACCTAATGGACCACCCATAGCTGCGCCACCAAAAGCTGATTCGGCAATACGCATGAGAACATCTTGACTGCCGTAGTCCTCGTCAATAGATAAACGGTTTGCAATTTGAAGGGAGTCTTGCGCAACTTCTTGCACACCTTCAGACGCTGCACCTTTGGCAGTGCTTTTCATAATATTAGAAAAGGCGTCGAAGCTAGACCCTTTTTCTACGGAGCGTTTTGCCGCTACCTTTGATAACGAATCACGAAGTAATCCCGCTGTAAACTGCTCCCCCGCTACACCTATTAAGGCTTGTGGAACCGCTACTAACGACGCACGCCACGCTGCTTCCTCATTATCAACACCCTCGACCTCAAGGTTTTCGCCAAAGTTTGCACCCGCCATGCTGGAATATTCTTGGCCGAATTGCCCCGCGACAAACCCACGCTTCGCGGTTAAGTTAGATGCAACGCGACCCGGAGCCGTCTTCTTTGCTAACCGATATGACGCTTCCAGTAAATGTTTCTCGTCAACGTCAAGAGTACCGCCCTTCATTCTCTTCTCAAGAGTTTCTCTAACAAGGCGTTTTGCAATGTGACGAGAGCTTGCAGTTGCTACACCTTTGCCTACAACAGAAGCAACCGCTCCACCCATTCCACTTCCAATAGTACCCAGTAAATAAGGAATGCCCATCCCTGCATATTTAGCGGTTTGTTCAGCAAAGCCCTCAAACGTAGGATTTTCGTAGAACTCAGAAAACTCATGCATCTCCCCAAAAGAATTGTTCGAGCGTTCTTCTGCCGATTGAGCTTCTCTAATGTTTTGTGCAGCGGCTTCTTCGCGACCTAGTAAGGTATTGCCCAGCCCCTTAAAATAATCGAGATCTGTCTGCATACCAACGGCAGCAGTTTCATATCCGCGCCCAAAAGTATCCGACAGTTTGTCAGGAGTTGTAGGAGTAATTGTCGCATTTTGGCGTTCGTTTTCTTCTAGATTGCTTAGTGCCTTATTACCGTTAATAAAGTCCTGTAACGGATCTGCTGCTCCGTCTTCAAGCCCTTGTAACCCAGCATTCTGGGCCATAAATTCTTCTAACGGATCAGCCATTATCTAGGCTTTCCAGCTTTAGCTTGTCTTAACTGTGCAACAAAATCGATATATAACTTTGCACCAAACATTTTTTTTACGTCAGACGCTGGAATTTCATCTCCGGTTTTATTTCCGCTAGCTTGGTCAAGAATAATAAAACTTGCAGGCGTACCGTCTTTTGCGGGGGTAAAGCTAATGCGATTAAAAAAATTATCGCCGCCTACAATGCCCGGATCTGAGTCTGTTGCAAAACTCCACTCATATTTATTACTTAAATTCATGGCTTGGATTGAGTTAGAATAAATACTGTTTAGTTTTTGACGCAAGGCATAAGCATCGGTGCCTTGCAAAGCTACTACTCCCGTCTTCAGCCCTAATCTGTTTTTGCTTGCTCGAAGCGCGCTCGCAGTTTTGGTTGCCGCGCCACCAACTCCAAAAACTGCTTTTTGAAACCGTTTTTCGTCCCAATCCATCGTTTCATTTATTTCGTCCCCATCAACTCCAAAAGCGCCTTTGTTAAATTGTTCATCAACCTTCCCAAAAAATTCTCCGCGCTCCTTACTTATATCATTTCCTAGCTCCTGCATTTGCCTGTTGCTATTTTGCAAATTAATCCGGTAATTTTTCTGACTTAGTTCCAGCGTTCCTTGTGAGGTGTCTGCGTTCTGCTGAGCAACTCGCGCCGCAGACAAAGACTTCTGGTCCATCGAAGTGCCAGTCGAGAGCATATTGACAAAGAGCGTGTTGTAAGCATCTTTTTGAGAGTCAGTAGTCGCTAGAGAAGACAATGCCGCCCACACTTGTCGTTGCGTTGTGCGATCTTGTTTCTGTAACGCAATCATGTCACCGATACCCGCGTCTACAAGACCTTGCCTAAGTGAGGTAATATCTTCTTGAGTAAATTGAACTTTGCCTTCGGCAATATCTTTGTCCGTCGAATTAGCAACCGCCTGTACGGCTTTCGGGGAAAGCGGAATTCCCGGCCCCGTTTGATCGACCTTGCTAATCCTAGCTTGTAAATCGTCTAACGGAACATTGCTTAATGCAGGTCTTTGCTCAGACCCATCTGGGTTAAGAGGGGGTTTTTCTGATGGAAGTTTTGCAACTTCTTCTTCAGGCGGAAGGCCATTCTGCAACTCCAGCTTTTCCGAAAACAACTGTAAAATCTTATATTGCTCTTGAGGATTGCCGCTTGCGGCAGCATATGAGCGTTTAAAATCCGCTGATAATTTTTTATTCCCTATAGCGGTTAGAGCGTTTTGTATGGCACCCTGCTGTGCGGCCAAGCTTTGTCTTAACTCTAAGGCCCGATCAGTAATGGCTTCTCCTACCGTAACTCCTTGTTGTTTCAGTTGTTGTTCCCTGAAAACTGATGCATAGGCTGGATCTGACATATACATAAAGTATTGGGAACTTGCGAGATTAGATACATCGCCCGCCGACATGCTAGCAACAGGGGCTGC